CATCAAAGTAAATAATGTTTAACTCTATGTCCCCTCCTGATACTACCTTGTCTAATAAGTAAACCCTGTTAGTCTGTGGATTGTGGCCCAAGCGGATTGTTCTACCTATTTCTAAACCATACTGAAAACCTACCCTTAATTCAGTAGGGGTGAGAGTCTCCATATAATCTTTAACGGCTATAGGAAAGTTTTCTCTATATTGATGGTGGTATATTATAGCCTTGGCCCCTACAGCTGGCAGAACTGCCCAGTATATACTCCATAGATTATGTTCGGTCTGAGGAACGTGTATTTCGTGCGGGTGCTTTATTACTATAATATCTGGTGAGACTGTATTATAATAAGTGACGTTACCTTGGGCGTACTTATCAGCATCAATAACATTCTTACTGGCTTGTGCGTGTCCCTTATATACGCCATTAAACGAAGATATATAGACAGCAACAGAACCGCCTTTTGTAATGATTACAAGTGTATCTTCAAAAGAGGCTATACCAAAGTAATTGTCTATGACCCCAGATGGCACATATGAGTGACTAAATTCAACTAATTCACCACCGACTATTCTGTAGATATGTTTTAATGAACAGATGAACACACCATAGTCTGTTACTGTTATCCCTGTTAATCTGTTAACATTGACAACAACACCTGCTGTTAAAAAATCCTCGTTAAATTCAGACTTATTTATACGTTTAATGTCGAATCTGTTTATAGAATCCGAGATATAAACATTTTTACTGCTTATCGAGTAAATCTTCCCGTTATACTCAACACTTTTAAAAGGTATATCGTCGTGAAATTTTTGGAAAGCAGTCCAAGAATACGTATCATCTTCGATGCTGGGGGTATAAGAGAAAGTTTCTTGTGAAACATTCTCTAATAGCATAGGTACGAATGTCTTTTGTACCCCCGTTGTTTCTTCGGAGCCTTGCACCCTAAGTTTTAAAGCTCTGGCAAACTTACGATTGAAAGTTCCTTCATCGTTATATGCTGTTACTGCTTTAATTTCAACGGGTAATCCATTGTCTGCACCGTAATTTATATCCGAATACATAATGATATTGGCGGCAGAGGCTAAAATCTCTATTCCTTCTAGGTTGGCCACAGATGTTATTTTAAGACTTCCTTTTGTCAGAACGGAGTTCCATTTATACCAAGCTCCTGTAAGGGTATCTAAAACAAATGTGGTCTCTAAGGCAGGAATTTCGAGTAGATACATTCTATCAGACATAGTAGAAGCGTAGGAATCAATAAGTCCCTGTCTGTTTAATTTCGATAACTCTGCATTTATAGGCATAGAAACATCTTGAATCTGCCTTTCGGATACTCTGACAACCTTCTTATCAGGTGTTAACCAGTATATTGAGTTGCCTAACTTTTTAACTGTTCTATTATTTACTGCTCCTTTTTCACTAGAAGCACCTGCAAGAATAGGGAAGCGATTATTCAAATCAGTAGAAGCATAATGAACCTCGGAAGAACATTCATAGAAAATTGTAAGTTCGTCCCAACCAGCCGCCAAAGCAACAGCGTTATCGCCACCGGTAAATGTTACAGGAATGGGGTTGAATGGCATAGGTTCATCTATTGTGGAGTCCACAGGGTTACGAATAGCAAAGAAAATGTTTCGTGTGCCTTTTTCAATGGCTAGAATGTAGCCTTTGAAAAAACACATATCTTGAATTTCAGATGGCGGTGAAGATACTGTTTCTGGTTTTGCATAACTAAACGTCCTAAGATTAACAGCGTTGGAAGAATTTTTACCGAGCCAAAGAATCTTGTATCCGTCAGTCATATAAACACCGTTAGGGTCAGAGGCAAAAATTATGTTAGCGTTGTAATTAAAACGGTCTGCCCCGTTTATAGGAGTTATATCATCCCAATAGACTAATGGGTGGCCAAAGATATTGACAAGACTTGTACGGAATATTCTACCTTTGACACAGCATATCAGGCGTGATTGAGAATCCCAAGAATGAATATAGGGAACATAGTCTCCTGAAACAGGGCTATAACTTTCTGGGCTGAAAACGTCTCCTATTGGTAAAAAGCCGGGTCTCTTTCTAAGAGAAGGTGTTCCGCCCCTGACATCAACAAGTAGGTTTATAAGCTCAACCGCACCTGCTTGAGACTGTGCCGCATTAAGACCGTAAGAAATATGTTCAAGTAAATTTATAGCTGTCATGTCAATGAAACCAACGTTTTCTTAGATACTATTGCGTATGCACCACTAAACAAATTCGGCCCAGTAGTACAGGTTATTGTTAGCACGCCATTAACTTCAGATATGTTTAAAACATAATCTACGCCGTTATGCCTACAGGTAGTTCTACGAAGTGGCGATATAATAAATTCGCTGCAATCTATAAGTGATACTCCTACACATACAACTACAAACAATACAGATAAACCCGTAACGTTTATTTCCACTGTGTTTTTACCATCAACAGTAGGAAAATCAGTAAATGAATTTTTTCTAAATAATTTATAATCCTCCAAAGTCTGAAAGTTTACGGCATCTGTTAAGGATACGGGATTAGGAATATTGGTTATCGTGTGGCCGTCTGCATCTATATCTTCTTTGACAGGGTTCTCTATATGGTTTGTTGGAAGTGAAATGTCTCCATAGGTTAAACCTAAAAGCTCTTTAACAAAGCTCCCGTGTTCATCAACAATACGAATGTCTATACCATTAACATCAGAGAAAGCTATGGCAGAACCAGCCTCATCTAATATAATGGGGTAAGGTAATAAGTCTGTCTTTAAGGCATCTCTATAAACAGGTGAAGGAGTGTTTGTTCCTGTTGCTGTTACATAGACTTTGCCATTACTCAAAGCTCTGCCGTTTTTTGGATTTATAATCCCACCTAGAAGAAAGTCTATTTGCCTAGCCATCTTATTGCCTCCTTAATATATAGGCTCAACAAAAGAACTTGACTCAAACTCCTTCTGTTGCCTACTAGCTAATGCTAACTTAGCCTGTGCAAGTGCCCTTAATCTGTCTACCTTTTCAAAATTTGAATACTCCTCGGCAATCCAAGCGGCAGTTTCCAAAATAAGGTAAGATAAGAAGGTACCCGGAACATCTGGTATATCACCGCCGTGTTCAACACCGGGGAGTGACTTTATTACTAATAATGTTACATTATAATTGTCGTCAGGTAAATAGTAAAATCTAACTATCTTATTAGCCTTATCATATTTTAACCTGGCAGGTGTGCCTTCTTCCCATTTAGATTGAATGTCAGCTTCAGAAAATCTATTTATAATTTTTACAGGGTAATCAACATTGTCTTTTCTAATTGTCGCTCCCTCTATAGACAAGACATCAGAAGGAACCTCAGCTTCCCCGCCATTGATATAATCTTTATTGGCATACCAGTTATTAAAAGTTGTAGCATCAATACCCTTATTGTCCGAATACCAATATTCATCAGCGAACTTACCAGTTAAAGGTTTACTATCATCATTAGAACGATGTGTCTTAATGCAATAGAACGCCTCATATCTGGAAGTATCTGGGTTATAGACTCTTACCCTATCAGAAGGTTTGATATTTATTGTTATTCTGTCCTCGCTCCAAAGTCTAAAGTTAAACACCTCCATATCTTTTAGGATTATGTTTAGTGAATCAGCAGCCGAAGCCAGTAAGTCTGAATTGGGCATTTCACCTTCATCAGTTACACCTGCCAGTCTGCAAGCTTTCTGTAAAATTTGGTTTCTTGTAAAGTTAAATTCCATATTTGTTCCTTATAGTTAAAAGCCACAACAATTACTTGCTGTGGCTTATGGCAAAGAAAGGAGAAGAAGGAAAGGAAATCAAGACATAAACGTTTTTGCAACAACGTGATACTTACATACCACGCTTACAACAGAAGCGGCGGCTGCAGCATCTAATTCCAAGCAAAGAGAATCATTGGCAGGAATGAACTTAGGTGTTGCGGTCATATATGCACCGTCAGCGGTACCAGCGTTGTTGTCGGCTTTAATACTTGTAAGAACTTTCGGAGCTAAGAAAGCGTCGGTGTCAGATTCTATACCTGCAGATACTTTAACAGTAGATTCGGTTTTATGAACAATCAAAGAAACCTGCTCAACGATAGCTCCCTTGGGGAGTCGGAGAACTTTTATAACGTCTCCTTTAGCGGCAGGAGTTTTTGAGAAGTCTACCGTGGCTTGGGCAATTATGCTCTTGCCCTCAATAGTCATAAAGGGAACACTAGGTCTTAAATCAATAGTTGACATTGTTTATTTACTCCTTATTCAGCACTAGCGACGTTAGTTATAGCAACGTAAACACCTGCAGAACCGTAATCGCTGGGGTTAGCATCAGATGAAGAATACTTAAACTGTGTTTTCTTGGTAGCAGCAATAAACTTTCTACCAATACCAGTAGATTCTTCATAACCAAATACTTTATTTACGGTTGTGGGACGTTTACCCCAAGCCCAAATAGAAGAGCCAGCACCTAAGAATACACCTGTGCAGTAATAAACATCTTTACCACTGGTTACAGTTTTCTTAATCTGTATGTTTTCGTGTTCGTGGATAATAACGTTATCAATAATAGCAAGTGCACCAGTGAAGATAGGATTGTCCGAACCACGTTTTTCAGCTTCTCTAAGATAACCTTTGTATTCATCGTTATTTTTGAGGTCATAGCAAGCATAGGGGTGGAGTAAAAGAACAAAGTAAGACTTACCGCCTATCTTAACGGGTTGGAAAGGATAAGTTGTTCTTGCGTTAGAACCATTGGCAAAGCCAGCTCTAGCAAGAGCAGCACATCTTCTTATAAGTGCGGGCGAAAGTTTATGAGCAGATGTTAAAGTTGAAAGGCTAGCTTGGCCGCCACCATAGATAATTCTGCTGGGTGAGGCCTGAATAGCCTCAAACCACAAGTTATCTATAACTTCGGCAGTTCTAACGTCAAGAGCCTTAGCGTGTTCTTCGGATACTGAAAAGAAAGCTCTTTGAACGGTGAGACCTTCTTCATACCTGAAGCCTGTTTTGTATTCTTCAAGGTTGATTGAGTCTGTGAAGTGCTCAACAGTGCCTTCTTTACCTTCAAGTGAAAGACCAGAAGAACCTAGAATAACGGGTGAGTCTGCACGGGGGAATATTGTAAAGGTGATTTTATCCCCTTTCTCTTTTGTGAGTTTTGTTTGTTCAAAGATAAGTGAGTCAGAAGTGCTACCCATAAACTTGCTGACATATGATTCTTTTCGTACTTCTCGGAAAGCTTTTTCTTCCCACGCTTTCTTGGTTACAGGGTCATTGGTTGTAATAGCTGTACTAGCCATAGATTAAATCCTTTCGTTTTTTAAACTTTCAGAAATAAGGTTGTCCAACTCTTTATCAGAAAGTTTTGAATAATCTGAAAAACCCAGCTCCGGTCTTGAAGCGGGGGTAGAAACTGTGCCCGCAACATTAGAACCATTGCTGGCAGCCTTGGATATTTTATTCAACATTTGTTCAGGAGCCTGCTTAAGCCTGTTGATTTCAGCTTTGAGTCTTTGAATCTCTTTTACTTCTTTGACTCTTTTATTCAACTGGTAGACTGTCAAGGGGTTCTGTACAAAGATTTGTCCCAAAAATTCGTTAGCCTGTTGATGTGTAAAGCCGTCCTGTTCGGTTAAAATTTTATATATATGTGGTGCGTTAGCTTCTAAGTCGGGCGAGAATTGTTTGGCAAAGTGAATGTTACGCTCCACGATGGAAAGATTCACTTGTTCTTGCTCAAGTTCTTGTGCCCTTTGGGATACCTTGTCATACTCTTTCTGTTCTTCTAATGCCTTCGGGGTGTCGGCATCATAATCCTCTTGAGTAGGCTTTTTTAATTCTTTAAGTTTTGCTCTTAACTCTCCAAGTTCATTAGACTGGCGGCCATAAACCTGTTGTAAGTTAGCGAGTTGTTTCTCTAACTTTGCTTTGGATTCCTCAAGAGCCTTTACGTGGTCACTATCGGTTTGCTCTGGTTGCTCCGTAGGTTCCTCATTGGCTGGCTGCTTGGGTTGTTCCGTCTGTTCAGGTTCTTTGGCTTCTTCGGTTTGTTCATTGTCCGCTGATACCGTTTCGGTTGCGGGTGAATCTTCCTTGGCTGAAAGTCTGTTCTCTAATTCTTCGTCAGAAAGAGTGCTCAATAATTCGTCTGTGATGGATTCTGTTGTGTTTGAATTTGTCATCTTGGTTCCTCATTGGTCGGGTTGACAGGTATTCTACCTGCTTTTTGAAGCTCGGCGGTGTACTTCATCTGTTCCATTTGTTGCCTCATTGATTCTTGCTCTTTAACTATCTTGTTCCATTTGCCCTTGTTAGGTAGGCTAGAAAGTTCAATAAGCATTTCAAGAGGAACCGGTAAACCGTGAGTAGCCGCTTCACTCCACATTGTAAATTGCGCTTCTTTATTTGTAGCAGAAAAAATCTGCTCCCCTATTTGAATATCGTACTTTAATAAGTCCGTAGTGTCAAGCATATTTTGAATATCTTGGTATATCATTTCATCTTCTTCGGGTGACCTGAAAGGACTTATTTCATTATCACCTATGGTTAAAGGCTCTGAACGTTGTGTGTCGGAAGCCTCTGAAAGGACTATGCGGGCTATTCTGGCAGGTGAGTAAAATTCTTGCATAAGCCTGAATACATTCCTAAACATAGTTTGTTTGGAAAGTACAAAGTTGTCAAATACACGTTCATTACCTACAAGTCCTGAACGCTGTAATCTCAAAATTGCAGAACCTGATTCATAACCTGTTTGTAGCTGTCCTGAAAGTGACGAAGTAATATTTGAAACACCTTCCATAATGGAAAGATTTAATTGGTGGAGGTTGAATAGTTCAGGGGGATAGGGCATAGAATCAGCTTGCTTTGGTAATCTTTCAATGGATTGAACTTTCTGTACCCAGCCCGAAGAACCCGAGTTCTCAATAAACTTATTTTCATCACTTGGTGAGTTGAATGTTTCTGGGTCTATGAACCAGCCACGGCCAAGCATACGATTTACAATATCAATTCCCTGACTACCGCGTTTATTTATTTCCATTTGAGCGTGTTTCATAGCCTCAACTTTTCCGAACCAAGTACCATCATCAAATTTATAGGCATAAGATGGTATAAGTGAAAATCCGTTGTAAGGCCTAAAGGGGTACTCATTTGAAATGAGCTTGTCGCCGATAGTCGTTACAACTCGGATAATTTCTCTGGTAGTTTTAATGCCAACTAATTTTATATGTGAGGGTAGTTCTTTAAGTTTGTTAAAAACTTCTCTCGTGGTCTTAATCATAACCGTTTCATCAGGGGATACGATATTATAATCTGTTTTAAATTCTTTTATTTCGTGTTCTATAAGTCTAATTCTTCTGTGCTGTTGGTCTACAATCTCGGGGTGAGTTTTAAAATCAACTGTCGAGCCTTTACTCCCCGGGTCTTGAACTAAATTGGTTGTGTTTATTTCTTCTCTGCTATCAGCTATCAAGCTGTCTATCTCGTCTTTGAGTTCAGGGTATCTGCTCTTAGCCTCGGCAACTGAAATCCATTTGGCTTTGTGTGCGTGCGTAGCATCGGAAGCATCAAGTTTACTGTGAACACCAAAGTATCCATCTGCCCAAGGAAAACGCTCTATAATTATATCGCCTCGTGGGTCTTTGTCTTGGGAAATGTAAACGTGGAAAAGTCCTCTGCCTGCAATAACTTCGTCCTCAAAAACTCTTATTTCTTCAGAGGCAAGAAAATTGTTTTTGGATATTCGGACTAATGCAGCTGTGGCTATATCAGCCACTCCTCCATCGGAACCTTCAACTGGGAAAGCTCTGGGGTCTGTTCT